CCCTCAGGGAAGATGGCCCACCAATCGCGCTCCAGCGCAGGAACCAGCGGGTCGTCTGCGGCGTCCCCTCCTACTACTGCCGTCTCGAACGACATCCCTACTGACGCGATGCCGGCGAGGGCCTGAAGGGGGCCAAGCGCGCGCTCGTCACCGAGTACGCGTTCCCACAGGTCCGCCGCGAGAGTCAGGTCTCCTGCATCCGCCATCCTCTTGGCGAGCTGGATGCGGGCCACGCTCCACCCACCAAACGATGTGGTGACGCGGGATTCCGTTGATGCCGAGGCGACCGGCGGCTTTCGCTTCCTGGCTGCCATCGCTACTAGGGCTCCGTTCAGATCGTGGTGCTGCGCGTCCTGTCGTCGCGTGAGCCGTGGGTGTGAGTGCTGCGCTGTGCCGGGGTCAGCTCATCCCAACCTGCTGCCATCGCGTCCACGATGTCGTCGTGCGCGTCCTTGACGCCAGTGAACGCCGCAACTTCGTCCAGTGCGATGTCAACCCAGTCGCCGTAATACGGCGATTCCTCAGCCGGGAACGCGATCTTCGCGGAGTTCCACCCAGCAGCAGACGGCATCGCGCGCACGAACTTGTCGCCGGTTGCTGGGAGGTCATGGAAGTTAGGGACTCGCTTGCGGATGAAGTCGGCGGCACCCTTCTCAGTGCCTGCCCGGTACCACCGCATTGGCCCCTTCTGCTCTGCCTGCATGGCGGACAGGGCTAACGTGAACTCTGGAGCTGCTACCTGAGCGATGCGGCCAGCGGTGACATAGACGACGTCGCCGAAGCGCTGCATCCTCAGACATACAGAGCGGTCAGACAGCGTCTTAGCCGTGTAGGCAAGGTCAACGCCGTAGGCGGTTCGGTGAGGCGCATCAGGGAGCGCGATGAACCTGAGAGGCTCTCCGTTGAACACCGATGCGCCACGAGGGCGCGGCCTCCCTTGATAGAGCGACGCGAACTTGAAGACGTTCTTTACGCGCAGGCCGTCAAGCTCCTCACGAGAGATGACGTCTGGTCTGAGCGGCTCTCCAGGCTCTCTCCCGAGCGGGTCGTCGCTGTCCTCTGCCAGCGCTGGAATGTTTACCCCTCGCCAGCGTTGGTCGGGCAGATACCTTCCGATCGGGTCGTCCGGGTGCCACCGCGTGTGCACCAGGATGACCGCTCCGTCTGGCGTCAGCCGAGGGATGACGTCATCGTCAATCCACCGGTGGATCCGCTCACGCTCGACAGGGCTCTCCGCCTGGGAGCGGGTCCCGATCGGGTCATCGATGACGATGAGCCGTCCACCGACGCCGGCGATCCTGCCGCCGCTACCGAACGCCTGGAACTGGCCTCCTCCGACCATCGCCCAGTTGTTCTTGCGCCTAGTCGACGCATCCAGCTCGCCGCCAACGCGCTCGATGATCTTCCTGATCTCCACGCTCTGCTTGATCGCGTACTCGAACGTGTGCGACGCCCAGATGACGTCACTGCCAGGGTGTCGCAGCAAGTGCGCCGCCATGACGTGCCGCAGCGTGACCGTCTTCCAGTGGCGCGGAGGGACAGAGAACCAGAAGAACCGCTTGCCCTGAGGCCGCTCTCCAATCGCAGCCTCCGCCTCCTCTAGGAGATGCCGCAAGTGGCTCGGTGGCTGCAGACCAGACGACCGGATCAGTTGCACGACGGTGAGATGCGAGAGGT